GTGATCGAGGCCACGATCCGTGCATGCGGCGACGGTCTTTTCGCACGTCGTGTAGGCAGCGTTGGAGTTGATGATGTAGCCGCACTGCGTGCTACCAAACTGCCACCTGCATCGGCGAGCGATGAAACGGTCCTGCGGTGCGGTCTTGGCGAAGAAGTTGATCCGCTCAAGGCGCAGCGTCACGCGCTCGCTGTCTGCCTGCACGTTGCTCACCTGAAAGGCCCACCACTGGAACTCGTGGTTGGGGTAGGCAATCGTCAGCGCGTTGCGAGGCACGAGGTAAAGCGAAACCGGGTTGCCTTCTAGGGTCACGCCATCGTGCAAGGTCGCCATCAGGTCGCGGCCCGTGTTGTCGATCTGCAGTTGCAGCACAGGCAGGTCGCCTTCCGACGATGACTCGATAGGACTGATGGCGAAGGAGTAAGGCGACCAGTTCTGCGTCAGCGGGTTGCTGACCGGCCAGACGATCGGCTCGTAGTTGTTGCAGACCCGCAGCACCAACGGCGGCGTGAAGGCAGCAGGGTCAGTGCCGGTCCGGTTGCTTTTCTGTAGCGTGACCTCGACGAGCCACAGGTAGTCCTCGCTGCCGTTCGGCAACTCGGCATCGTCGAAAGCGTCGGGCAGAACCAGAGGCATGGCTAGGCGGTCCAGATGAGTTGCGTGACTTGCACGCTGACCTGCTTGCGGCCATCGGCTAGTCGGTAAGCCTGCACAGGCCCGCTGATCACGACAGGCGTTGCTGTGCCGTGCGGAGGTGTGTAGGCGAATGAGTCGTTGTCGTCGAGGAACGTCATCACGCTAGTCGCTTGCGTAGCACTGAGCGTTGACCAGATGAGGTTGTAGACCTTGCGCGGCTTGACCCAGATCGGCCATGTGCGTCGGTAGCCTTGGCTGCCGAGCACCTCGCCGTGTCGCATGCCCTCGACGCTGACTTGCTGTGCTACATCGGGCACGATCGGCAGCGCGTTCATCGTTCCGACGAGCGGACCTTCGGCAGTGATCGTCAACTCGACGGGGTTCAACTCTGTCCACGGAGGACTCAGCACATCGTCGACGTTGATCGTGTGGTGGAACAGGCACAGGACGAACGGCTTGACTCGCAACGTATTCGGCAGCAGGTTGGAGCCGATGTCGAACTCGCACTGGTGTCGCATCGGGCGGCTGCCGTTGGCGATGATCTTGGTCGTGACCATGCTGACATCGAGCACCTCCTCCTCTTGGCCGAGGATGCTGTAGGTGTCAGGCGTGTAGAGGTTGCCGCCCGTATCGGTCAGGATGCGCGTGCGATGGCTCGACAGGCCGAGCCCGATGTTGCCGCTGCCGAACTCACGGCCACTGGCCGCAAGGATGACCGGCTCGATGGCAAAGGTCAGCGACGTGTTGTTCTGTAGGCGGGTCTGCGACTGCGGGTTGTAGCCGCCCGGTGCTGCGCCATAAGGCTGTGCGGCAAACGACTGAACAGACTCAAAGCCCTCCAGGTTGCCCGTGTTGATCGACAACAGAGTGCTGTAGCGGATGACCGTGCGGCGCGCTGCTGTTGACGGCGCAGGCGTGTGGTCGCGTCCGATCACTTGGTGGTAGTCTTGGTTGCCCGCTGACCACACCGTCATGCCGCCGAGACACATGCGCGCATCGTTGCCACGGCTGCTGTTGATCAACGCCGTGTTCTGCAACTCCGTCCCGCACCGCCATCGTTCTACGTGCGTCGTCGGATCGTCATAGGTGCCCGCCATGCCGAAGGAGATCATCGTCGGCAGGCCGGGAGCAAAGGCTGGGTCACGCGGTTGTGAGTAGCTGGCTCCGAACGTCAAGTGCGTGTCCGTAGCACCGGGCGATGTCGCGTCACCGTTGATGAGGATGTCGGTCGTTGAGCTAGTCAGCGTCACGTCTGACGCGACGTGCGCACGCACCATGCCCTCGGCCTCCATCGCGTTCATGTCGAACACTAGCCATTGGATGTCAGCGATCTCGTAGAAACAGACGTAGGCAGGCTGATCGTCAACCCATGTGCCACGCGTCCACAGGCAGAGGTTCGCGCCGCTGATCGTGCTAGTTGCTTGTCCGAAGTCAGGGTCACTGATGCTCGGCGACTGCTGCTGCACCATGAGCAACGTGCGACGCTTGCCTGCGCTGGGACCAACAACGCCTAACGTGTTGATCGCCTCGACGCAGCGATGCGTAGCGCCTCTGAGTCCGCTGTCGAGTCCCAGCGCGACTTCGACTGCGCCCGTGCTAGGCGCGCCTGGACCGCTTGTGCTGACGTTGCGGATCGTGAACTGCACGAACACGGCAAGGCGTTGCGACGCACCTTGCGGCAACTTGCTGGTGTCGAACGTGCCCGCGATCTGCCAAGCATCGTTGGCAAACGATCCCATGTTGCCTGTGCTACTGAACAGGGCGTTCGTCTGCTGCCATGCGATGCGTTCGTTCGCCATTACCTCGACGCCCTCTGGATCGTCTGCCGCATGCTCACGAGGTTGTCAGCCTGTGAGGTGAATATCTGCTGCAACACGGCACGGTTCTCGACGAGGCCGCGTGCAGCGTCCTTGGAGTCCCAAGCGTAGACGTTGAGGTTGACTTGCTGCCCGCCCATGCCGCCGCCGCCGTTGATCGTCACGGGGATGCTGCGGTTGTCGGGCAACGGCACGAAGGCTTCGGCGCGATTGCCTTCGCCGAACACTGCCATCTGCGGGCTGCGGGCTACGCCGCCGCGTGCGTAGTTCTGGACCGGCAGGTTAGCGTTGGTGTCTGTGACCCCTGGCAGCACGCCGCCGTCCTCCAGCCCGAGGATCGTCTGCGTGATCTTGAGTGCGATCATCTTGGCGAGTAGCTGGGCGATGATCCGCAAGGTCGCTTGCCCAAAGTCCTTCCACGCTTGCTTGGCAGACTTCGTGCCGTCGATGATCGACGTAAATGCTTGCTCCAAAGCCTGCGACGCAGCCATGAAGGAGTTGGCTAGTAGGCCGCCGACCGTCTCACTGAAGTTGTTGATCTGTTGCCGGATGCCCTGCAGGCCGCGTTCCCAGCCTGCCGAGATGCCTTCCCAGTCGATGCCGAGGAACGGTTGTTCAAGTGCTGCCTTGACGCCGCCTTCGGTTGCCTCGGTCTGCTGCAGTGCTGCACCGATGCCAGGGACTAGACCAGCAGCGAACTCAGCGCCGACCTCTGCGCCTGCCTCCTTCGCACCGAGCCGCAGGTTGCCGAACAGACCTTCGACATCTATGCCCGCGCCGACGCCTGCCGCGATGACCTCGCCGACGCCTGCCAGCGTTGCCTCGCCACCCTGCGCTTTGGTGGTGAGGTCCATCACGAACTTGTCGAAGGCGGCCTCAGCGTTGCCGATGCTGACGGACACTGGCCGGATCTCGGCAGCGCGTGCTTGCAGTCGGGCTAGCTCGGCCTCGCGCCTTGCGATGGTCTCTCGCCGCCGAAGGGTCTCCTCGTCAGTGCTGGCACGCTGCCCTGCGTTGACCTCCTCTTGGATGCGCTTGTAGCGTTCCAGGCTACGCGTGATGCGGGCGATAGCCTTCTCTGTCTTTTCGTACTCGGCGGTCGTGTCCTCAGCGGCACGCAGGTAGCCGAACGTGATGCCTTCGAGGAACTGGTCGCCAATGGAGGCCGCACCCTCGAAGACCTCGGCAAGAAACTGTGCGACGTCGATGGTCGCCTTGAGGATGCTTTGCAGGCCGCGCAAGGCAGCCCGCGTCAACTCGATGATCGCGGCCTTGTTGACGGCGATGCTCTTGGCGACGCCCTCGATGACGTTGATGATCGTCGGCCCAAAGGTCTCAAGGAACACGCGCCCGACTAGCGACACTGCCGTAGCTAGTTTCTGCTGTGCGTCGATGATCGCGGCAGCGTTCGCCGCTTGCTCCTTCGTGACTGTCGCGCCGGCCTCACGCGCAACGCGCAACTGGCTGCGGAACTCATCGCCGCCGCCACGGATCAGGTTGAGGACGTTGCGCCACTGCTCTGGGAACAGCGTCGCTAGCGTCAGCGTTTGCTGCGTTGAGTCAGTGATGTTGCCGAGCCCATCGGCTAGCGCCTCCAACAACTGCTGCGGGTTGAGTTGCCGTAGTTGCTTGAGGCTGATCCCGAACTCTTGGAACGCTTGGATCTGTTGCTTGCCGCCCTGCACCGCGCCGCGCTGCGACGACAGCAGGCTCGACAGCACGCTGCGGAACTGCTCTGCGTTGCCGCCCGCCGACTGGAAGGCGAACGATAGCTCACTGATGTCCTCGACTGCGACGCCGGTAGCGTTGGCTAGCTTGCCGATCTGATCTGTCGACTCGATCAGTCCGTCGAAGGCGCGGATGCCCTTGAGGGCCAGCAGCGCCGTGCCGATGCCAGCGACGGCTAGCTTGACGCCACGGAAGCTAGCGGCAGCGATCTTGTTCGCCTTGACGAGTTCCTTATTGGTCCTCGTGACGGCTTTGCGGATCACCTTCAACTCGTCGGCGATCTCCTGCTCCAGGCTCGCCTTGATGTTGAGTGCGCGCTTCTCCTGCTTTGCCACTACTGCCTCCGTTGCCGCTTGCGTGCACGCTGCGCCGCTTGCTCCTGCATGCGTGCGCGAGTGCGTTGAATCTCACTGCTGACGATGGGGAACGCCTGCACCCAGGTCGTAGCCTGATCCATCCATGCGCCTGCATCGGGCAGGATGCCTTGCTCGACGAGTGCGACCGACTGCACTACGTCGATGAGGTCACGCGTTGCGATGCTGTGCGGGCACCGATGCACTGCGATGCGGTTGTGTCCCTCGCAGTGCGTGCACTGTTCATCGTGCCCGTGACACCAGATGCACGGGCCGATGTAGAACTGCGGCTCGTCAGTCGGCTGGTCGCAACCCCACTCCTGACGCAAAGCAGGGTCGCCGCAACGCAGACAAGTCTGTTGGAAGCCGCCGCTGTCACCAGCCAGAGCAACAGCGACAGCTACCATCAGTTTCCCGCGTCGTCGTCCGTGAGTTGGTTGGCCTTGAGGATCGCCACGGACATCTCGCCGATGACCTTCAGCGGCAAGCAGTCCAGGCTTGCCTCGGTCAAGGCATCCTTCAGCGAGATGCCGCAGACGATGGCATCGGCATGCTCGGCCTCTGCGCCTTGCATGTTGACCCAGCCGCCGCAGCCTGCGCGGACGATGAGTTCGATCTGGTCTTCTCGCCCGAGCGACTCCAGCCGCAACATGATCTTGTGCGGAAGCTGGCGGATGTAAAACGTGGTGCCGGTGTGTTCCCACTCCTGCACGTCGTTGACCGTTCGGGCGATGACCATAACGCGACTCCTATAGCTGACAGATGTAGACTTCGTCGTCGCCCGTCTCGTTGATGCGACGGGGACGAAGGGTGACATCCATCACGCTAACGCCATCCGCGTCGCCGATCGACACCTCGGTCACTTGGCAGACCGGGGCGACGAGGCTGACGATGTTGCCCGCCGTGCTGCCGAGCACGAACGCTGCACGCACCGTCGAGCCGTTGTCACGCAGCGACTCCCAATCGGTCGTGCTCAAGGTGTTGTCGACCTGCACGGTGATGCTTGGGTCACGATCGGTGACGTTGGCTCCCGTCGCGCCGCCTGTGCTGTTCGCGTCGAGGTTGCTGGCAACAGTGTTGCCGCTGTCGAACGTGATGCTCTTGGTCTGGAGGTCGCGGATGTTGCTGCCCTCTCCGTAGGCGCAGATGGCACCCAGCAGGCGCGGCGCACGAGTCGTGCTGAGGCCAGAGGTCGCAATCGGCACTGCATCGGCATCCGTTCCGACATCGCCCGTGAACGTCCACGAGAACGACAGCGGCTCGCCGACCTCGCCCGTCATGCTGAACGATCCACGGCTGCCGAGCAGGAGTCGGTTGCGGCCGTCGAGGTTGTGTCGCACCGCGAGGCTAGGCGTCAGCACAGGATCAGGGTCACCGCTGATCGTCGCCGTCTCACCTCCAGACTCAGTCAGCGTGTAGCCGTCGGCGATCTCGCCCCAGAGCAAGGTGACGTCCAGATCGGTCGCGGAGTGCTCCTCGATGAGTTGAACGCTGCCTACGAGCGTGCTGCCATTCTTGACCAAGAACACCTCACCCGCGACAGGGTTCGCATCGACGGCCCACGAGCCGATCGTGATGTTGAGCAACTTCTTGCTCGTCGGCATGTAGGCGTGATGGTTGCTCGTGGTCGCGACCGTCAGCGTCGAGTCAGTCGCGCCGCTGCTGCTGCCCGTTGTTGCTGTGGTGCTAGTCAGCGTGCCTTTGACTTCGACGACGATGGCGTAGTCGCTGTCAGCAGTCGAGGCTAGCTTCGGAGCGTTGGCGCTGCTGAACACGCCGACGATGACGCCGACGTTGCTGCTCGTCTGCGTGATCTGTTCACCGACCTGGAACGCGCCCGTGATGCTGCCGAAGGAGACGTTGAGGATGCGGAAGCTGCGGGTGCCGTCATCGTCTTGCCTGTAACCGCACGCTTCCAGC